TATCGTATCTTGTGGCAAAACTATGTGTACTACCTGCGCCAACATTAGTAAAGAAGATAGTTCTAGCAGTATTGCCAACTCCAATGAATCCATCTGTTCCTAGTCCAACTCTTACTGTTGCAATTCCAATCAGGTCGTCTGAGATCTTTGCAACAAACAAGGTTTGTCCATCAGTAAAAGTCTTTGCAACACCAATAGAACCACTCTCATTGTATTGAATTTCAGTTCCGCCATTTGGAGAATATGTAAGACTATCACCTGTTTTTAAATTGTGCCCCTTAATAAAGACTGATTTGGTTGGAATAAAGATTTGAGTAGAACCTGCACCAGGATTACCAAAGGTTATAGTAGTTCCAGAACCAACCTCAGTTGCTGTTCCAAGTCCAAGTGCTTCTACTGGAGTGAAGTAAATTTCTTTATTTCTTCTGAACTCGTATGTAGTCTTAAATCCAGCATTAATTATAAATCTTCTAGGAATTTCTGTTAGAACCGATCCAATAGTATGAATACCATCTACACCATTTACCGCTCTAAGAACTCTAAATCGTGAATTTAGTTTATCGACATTTAAAACTTTGACTTGTTCTGTTCCTATTCCAAGAATATCATTAGGTACAATAGAACTACTATTTAAATCTCCACCTCTTACATTAAAGAATGTAACTATACCGGTAACTGTTGATGAACCTATAGATACTCCTGTGGTGCCAGTACCAACTAGTCTAAATGATTCATTTTTAACTTCAATAGTATATGATCCTTCAATTTGCGAAGATGTAGTTGACATACCTGATATAGTAACTATATCAAGGTCATTAAAAGAATGAGGTGTATCTGATTCTACACTGTAATGTCCTTTTTCATTTATTGGTAAGAAAGATGAGTTAGATATGATGGTTTCATTTGATGTTATAGATAAAACTGTTTTACCCTTAAGAAGAGAAACTTTTCCAGCAGCACCAAAACCAGTTGTACCTGTATCAGAGAAATTTACCAGATCTCCAACTTTGTAAAAATCTCCACCATTCTTAATCTCAATCCCTCCAATTCCATTTTTATTAGTAGAAACAATTTCCCCAGTCTGACTTAAGTTATTTGGAACGTAAATATATGGAAACTCTAAATCGGGATCGTTCAAGTTATATGAATAAGTGTTTCTACACCAATCTTGATTATTTAAGTCATAGTCATCTTGGTTAGCAGAATTTTCAAAATTGAATGTAATTGGAGTAGAGTTATACTTATCACCAATTAAATATGGAAACTGTGGTTCCTTGAAATTTTTAAATGCTTCTGATGAAGAAACATTGCCAGAAGATATTGTTGCAAAGTATGCATAAATTCCTTTAGGGAAGTCTGGTGTTATACAGAACCTTCCATTATTTCTATCCAAGTAACTATCATCATTATTCTCATAATAAGTATAATCTTCAGTAAAGAATCCTAATGGGTAAATTGATGTTGGTGGCCCATCTGTTCTTAATTCATTAAGTCTATAACTAGACTTCATTAATGTAACAATGCCACCATTAGACCCGGAATATCCATATGGCCCATAAATTGGATTACCATCATATGCCCAACCAATAATTGGAGAGTGATCAGTAAATTCAGTTTCTTTTGAGTTTACAATTTTTAAATCAGGTGTTCCAAATAAAGTTTCTCCACCTTCACCAAGAGAGAATAGAAGTTCTCTTAGTTTTCTAGGAGCATACATGTGGTAACATTGTAATCCAAATTTACCACTAGAAGATTCTGAAATCACTACATCATCATCTTTTAGTTCTTTATTTTGATAAAGTTTCTCAAATAAGTTAAATCTCCAAGTTTTAATAATAGGATTAAACTCTGCTCGTGTTTCAGTTGTAACTACATCAATACTTGTAGTATCTTGAGTATATCCGATTCCTGGTTCAATTACTTTAACTTCTAGTAATCTTCCATTCTCAATAATAGGAGTCAGAACACAACCAATACCAGTCCCATTAATAACAAGATCTGGTGTTGATGTATACTTAGAACCTACATTAGAAACAATAACTTCGATAATTCTACCATCAGCAGTAACTATTGGAGTTACCTGTGCATTTTGACCAGAAATGATAGAAACAGATGGTCTTCTATTAAGATTAATAATTTCACTATCTCCATATCCAGATCCACCAGATTCTAAATGAATCGATGTTAAACTACCTCTAAAGATAGGTTGAACAACTGCTTTAAATGTATCAGTTCCAACTGATGCAATTCCAACTGCACCTTTAACTGTTACCGAAATTGGTTGATAATTAAAATGTTGAATTCCAGATCCTTTAGAGATTATGTCAACATACTGTCTTGTATTATAGAAAAATTCTCTACCTTGGTCAGATGTTCCAATCTGAGAAAGTCTAAAGGAATCAGAATCTATTTTAGTAATATAATAATCAGTGCCATCTGTAAGACCACTTATAGTATTACCCGATCCAACAGAATATCTTACAATTTCTCCAGAATTATAATCATGATTTTTAATTGTAATTGTATCAAGTGCAGTGTTTATACCAGCGACACTAACCGATCTTTTTTTGGTTTGATAACCAGAACCATTATCTATAATGTTGATTGCATCAATAACTGCCTTCTTGTTTACACACTCTAACCTATGTTTACCTATTCCAAAGAAAGTTAATGTTACTGTATTAATTCCAACTACGGCATCTGCTAATTTAGTATGAAGTTTAACTGTTGTTGGACTAACAATTGAGGTATAATATACTGCATCTGTAGATAATCCACCTACACCATTTTGTGCATCAGTTCTGTAAATTACTTCTTCACCACTTCTAAGTTTATGATAAGTTGAGAATCCAATGGTTGATTGAGTTGCACCTAGTCCAACTCGCTCTGATTGTGGATCTGAGAAAAATTCTACACTATGATCAATTAATTTTAAAGAGGCAGATGCTTTTGCATCAGATCCGTTTCCACCAGTGATTGATATGGTTGGATTTTCAATGTAGTCAAATCCACTATCTACAATATTAATTTGTCTTAAACTTCCTTCAACTGCCAAAAATCCAGTAGCACCAGTACCTACAGCATCTTCGATTAGTAATTCTGGAGGATTGATAACATCAAAACCATCTCCAGGAGATGTTACTTCAATATCTTGAATGGGACCAAAGTAAACTAAATCGCCAGATTTGTAGTTTAAAATTTCAACTCCATTAATAAGTACACCAGTAGGTCCAATAGCAGTTTCTTCTGGAGAATATGTCTCTATAGGGGTAGAAATTTCTCTGTAGAGTTTTTGTGGTTCTACAAATTTATCATGTACTTCTTGTGGTTCAAGAATATTATCTTCTACAGTTGGTGATCCAGATAAAATTACAAAATTAGAACGATAAATGTTTGATAAAGACTTTGCTAATTTAATATTATTATCATCAACTCTCTTTACAAAGTAAATTCCTTCACCACCAGTCTCTCCGTCAAACAATGAAGATATGATACTAGTTTCAGTAATTTCTTCTCCATCAAAAGAAGATGTTGTTACTATCTTCTGTGGTGTATAATAAACAGATTCACCAGTGTAATATCCATGATCAATAATAGTAAAAGTATCTCCAGTAAATGTTCCACTAAGTACGTTCTGTTTTTTACCAGTAACAATTGGTTGAGTTGCATATGAAGGTAAGGAGTTTGATGCAACTAAAAGAGAATCCGAATATTTTTTCTTATAAATGTTTTGTACGTTTGCTTGAAATTTTTTCAAGAAAGTAAACTCTAAAGAATTTACTTTACTAATTTTTTTCCTAATATAATAAGACCCAGAAACATTAATGTTTCCAGAAGTTTTTATAAACACCGTGGTTGAGGATATAACATCAGATACAGTGCAATCTGAAGATTCTGTTCCAAAAATATCGTTTATTGTTAACTCATCCCCTATCTTCAAATAATGTTCTTTTTTCAGAATCAATTTGTAAGTTTGTGGAGAAGATGTACTAATAATTTCAATACTGTCAATAGTGTATTGAACTGGATTACTATAAAACCAATTTTTAAATTTAAATCTATTATCATTTACGCCCAGAGATTTAATTTTAAAATTGTCTGCTACTTTAAAATCATGTGCTTCTTTTGGTTTTGAAAATCCAGTTAAAACAGATCCAACTCTCACATCAATATTAAATCCATCATCAGGTTTGTTATAAACAAAGCTACTGATACCTACACTATCTCCATCAACAATCGTATCTTCAATATTACTACAACCTAAGAACTGGGTAAGTGTCTTAGATGTATATGAAACTATTCCAGTTGGATTAGCAGTATTATTTGGATACTTTACAAAAAGATTACCAGAAGTTTCAAATCCAACAGTAGAGTCTACATCAATAAAGGTAGAACCAGCAGATACATTGCCAATTGCATGAGTTTTTGGAGAAACTTTAAAGTTTCCATAAGTAGCACCAAGAACTCTACTATCTCTATTATATCCACTATCAAAAGATAGTCTATAATATGTTTTTCCAAATCCGACTTTAATTTCTTCTACATCATAAATTGAAGTATATGCTTTTGCTGGGTAATCCTGGAAGACGGTTTGTAATTCTAATTCTTTTGGATCTCCTACAATACCCTCTACAACAAAATTTGATGTTACTAAATTTTGTGCATTTGATGGAGTAAAGAGATATTCTTTTGTCCTAACAATATCAATATTTTCTCCATACAGAACTTTAAATAAAATTTTGAAAGACTCATCTGTACCTTTACTACTGTAAAAGTCTTTTGATTGTTTAATAAATTTATTTTGGTCTAAACCAGGAAATAAAGTTCTATCAGATAGTCCAGGAAGAAGTTGAACTTTGGTTTTTTTAAGAAATTCTGTTAAAAACAAACATGTTAAATTCTCTATGGTTGCATCAGACTTATGTTCTGCAGCTGCAGTAGATTCAAAGACAAGACTTTCTGGATCTACGTCTGACTTATAAGAAGATACGCCAACAAAACCTCTTATACATCCAGTAAAAGAATATTGCGTCTTTCCAGTATATAATATAATTTCATCATCAATTTTAATGAGTCCATTCGTTTCAGGAAACTTTTGAGTACCTGCAGGAGACTCTGATGGATTAATATTGATAGTTGTTGCAAACTCATCAATATCACCAGACAGAACTATTGTGTGATTTATATTTGCCTGTTCATCAAGTGCGATATACTGATCAATATTTTGAATTAAATCAATAGGAGCACTTTTAAATTCTTGAGAAAGATAATATTGCTCTAAAAACTCTGAGATAAGCGGAAAATCATTCGCAACATAAGTTGGAACTTGACTTTTAATAATGTTACTAAACTTGATTCTTTTTTCTGTCATTTTGCTATATCTCTAGATTAGTATCCGCCGCCGGAAGAAGATGAAGCTCCTGAAGCTCCTGAAGACCCTGATGATGTTGTGCTAGTGCTTCCACCGAAGGAACTGTTCGATGTAACTGTTTCTGTAGTAGTTGTAGCAAATCCATCTGATTGTGGTCCGCCAACACGAACCAAATTTCCTGTTGCATAAGAAGAAGAAACAATATAATTAGATGCTGAAGGGTCAATTCCAGATTCTATTTGATCAGAAACCATCTCAAACGTACTTTTACTATTATCTAGTTGCAAATAAAGGTCTTGTAATCCGATAACATCGTTTGAAGTAGGTGTTGCTTCAATTTCAATGATAGGTTGACCATCTTTAATCAATCCATCTGCAATATTAATTGCATTAATAGTAATAATACCTTTTTCATAATCAATAGAACCAACATTTGACTTAACAATTGATGGATTTCTAGACCCAACATTAGGAAGAGAGAATAAGAATAAAGATCCAGTCAATCCATCCCTATCTGGAATATCAGACAGATAAACGTTACCGGCAATTCCAGCAACTTTAAAAGCAGTAGTTTTTATATTGTATCCATCATTACTAAGAACTTGCATTCTATTACCAAATCCAATTTGATACTCTGCAATTGAATTTGCAGCAATTCTTAAATCTCTTCTCATTCTAACAGTTGTTATGTTAGACGTAATAGAATCATGACTATCATCAAGGATTTTCAAAAACTTACTGTACTTAAATCTGGCACCATACTTATTTAATTCAGAAGAATTAGCATACTTTGATGCATTATTCTGAACCACAGACGATACTTGTGCAGAAGAAGGTGCTAAATTTGTGTTATAGTAAACTCTAGAACTAGTTTCAATGAAAAGATACTTAAGATCTAATATTTCTGGTATAATTCCAGAAACTGCAAACTTTTTAAGTTTTAATTTAATATTTTCTTTAATCAAATTTGGTAAAAAGTCGCCAAATTTTGGTTTAATACTAATAAAGACTTTTCCGTATTGTGGGGGTATAACTTCTTCTCCACCAAACACTGAAATTGATTCTGTATCAGGATAAATTCTAGCAGGAATCAAAGTTTCATAATCATCTGCAGTAACTGCTCTATTTTGTGATGCATAGATTCTTGGTGCATACTTTTTAACCGAATCAACAGATTCGATAGAACTTCCACCCCTAGAACTAACCTCTGTAGTCAATAAAGAAATGCCAGATGCAATTGTATACTCTTGACCATCTCTTACATAAGTTAATCTGCCGCTAAAACTAAAGTCGGACAGTCCATTACCTGCATCACCATTTGTTGTTAAGTATCTAATAGTAATATAATTATTTTCTTCTAATTTTTTACCAAAAATACCATCTCCAAAAATTAATTCATATCTTTCATCTTCTACTTCTTGAAGATAAAATACTTTGGAATCAGATCCAACATAAAAGAGACTATTCTGAAGGGAATACTTGGTAGAAGCAGTTGCTGATTCATTTGATTTTACTGAAACTCTCATCAGTTCAGTATCAACACCAGCATTTGGTAAAATAAATCTTTGAAATGGATTTTGAGAGTTATATGTAAAATTCTTAGTTAAAAATGTTCCCTCATAAACACTAATATTATCAAAAGTTGCAATATCATTGATTACAGGAACTGTAATATCGTCTAGGATGCAGAAAGACCCAGAGATACCTGCGAAAGACCCTTGTGAGGTCGCTACGGTGCCTCTGTTGAGCGTTACGGATGCAGGGGAGGGTTGTATATTAGATGTATCAACAAAGAAACTTATAGATGATGTTGCTGCTGTTTTAGATTTAGGAAGATATCCAATATTTCGCGCTAATGAAACTACATTTTCTCTCAATGTAGCACTATCAATAAAAACTTCGTTTGCTACCATATTAGCATTATACGAAGTAATATACGTATTATATGCTAAGAGGTCAATAATTGTAGATAAATTAGAACCTTCAAAGTCATAGTCCGTAAAATTGGAGTTAGACCTTAAATATTCTATGAGAGAGGTTTTGACCTGCTCAAAATCTAAATTGGTGAAATTTACTAGTGGCATTTTACCTTGTTGGCAGCAATACGAATTCTAATTGTTGTGGCAGAACTTCTGCACCTATAATATCGTAAATTAAAACAACATCAAATCCATTTTCATCAATATTTGCAGTTACCTTTAATGTGGTAATAGAAACTCTAGGTTCAAAACGCTCAATCGAATCTCTAAGTTCAGTTTCAATTTGAGATGCTGTAATATCGTCAATATTTTCAAATAATGAATCTGTTATACGAGATCCAAAGTCTGGATTAAATGGTTTTTCTCCAGGAACAGTAAAAACGATATTTTTTACTGATCTTGCAATTGCATTTTCATTTTTTAAGACAATTAAGTCCTTTGTCAGAGGATTAGTCTGAAAAGTCATACTAATATCTTTGAAACCTTGACTAATCCTCTGAATAGGCACAACAATATGGCAATTATGTATTATTTATCAAGGATTTTAGGAATTTTTTATTCATAAAGTGGTTCTGGATCACTTTCATTTGAAAAAATTTCTCCTTCTTGATAGATTTTTTTCTTTTTTGGTGTCAAATCATCATTAGATATCTCACGAAGCATTTTTTGATACTGATGATTAGCTAAATTATCCAAAAAATCGTGTTCAGTTCCCATATTTTTCCTTTTTTGCTATTTATTGAGGATCTAAATGCCTCCCATCTTGAGATTTGTACATATCTTCAAGGTTTTCTTCTTCATTTTCGCGTTCTTTTGCGGTTTTCCAGAAATATTCGTCTTCAC